CCATTAAACTAGAAGAATACACCCTACCAGAGCACTTATCGTACTCTGCATTCACCACTTACCTCACATGTGGCTACCAGTATTACTTAGGTAGGCTACTCAACAAGCAGGAATCACCGTCTGTATGGTCAGTCGGAGGTTCTGCTTTCCACCTTGCCTGTGAAAACTACGACAAGGAAACACTATGATGCAAGACCCTACAGTCCAACTATGGCAACAAGCGTGGGATGAGTGCAAGGGTGATATTGACTTAACCAATGCACGTGTTGGTGGTCGTGCTACCAAGGCTAATCCTAACAAGGAAGATGTTAACTTCTGGCAAACTGCTGGACCTCAGTGGGTTCAAGGTTACATCAACTGGCGCGAGCATAACAAGAACTGGAAAATCTGGACAGCACCAGACGGCAACCCAGGAATCGAACTTGCGCTAACACCAGTCATCGATGGCGTACCAGTCAAGATGATTATCGACCGCGTATTCGAAGTCAATGGGGAACTTGTCATTGTCGACTTAAAGACTTCCCAGCAGACACCAAGCAGCAGTCTCCAACTAGGTTTCTATAAACTAGGTCTTGAGCAGACCTTTGGTATCGAAGTCAAGTGGGGAACTTACTACATGTCACGAGGTAACAACGTCTCAGAGATGGTGAACCTATCAGAGTACACCTACGACAAGATGCATTACCTGATTAAAACATTTGACAATGCACGTAAGGCTGGTATATTCTTACCCAACACAAACAATTGCCAGTACATGTGCGGTTTAACCGAGTACTGTCAATTCTCTACCAAGAAGGATAAATAAATGGCAGAAGACTGGAAGTTACAGGTATCATATAAGACCCCTAGTGGCGATATGATTAACATCCGTGCCAATACTAACGATGAACTAAGTGTTCTACTCGAAGGTATCGGTGACTATTCAACTCAGATTGCTGCAGTGCAGCGTTTGGTAGTTGGTGCTTATGGGGCAGCCCCTTTAGCGACATCGCCTTCAACTCAAGGCACAACGCAATCAACCTCCTTCGCTCCACCCCAGGCTCCGCCTCCGTTCGCTACGGCTCCAACAGCGAGCCAACCAGTCTCGCAGTCGAGCGGTCCCGTGTGTATTCACGGTCCTCGCAAGCACAAGTCGGGAATCTCCAGCAAGACGGGAAACCCGTACTCAATGTGGGTATGTCCGATGCCTCAGGGCGCGGACCAGTGCAAGCCAGTCAACTAATACCAGAAGAATTTCCATTTTAGACTAATTAGGAAGGGAGCGCAATGAGAACTCTAGTACGTTCAGTAGGACGAGCCTCAATTGGCGGAGAACCTCTACCTAGTTCGTTTAAGGCGTTCGAGCAGAACAAGATTATCATACGTCGTTCAGAAGTTTCTATGTTTGCAGGTGCTCCTGGGGCTGGTAAATCTACACTAGCCCTAGCACTTGCACTCAAGACCAACGTGCCAACATTGTATATCTCAGCAGATACCAATGCACACACGATGGCTATGCGTTTAGCATCTATGATTTCGGGGAAGAGTCAGTCAGATGTAGAGCAGAAACTTAATACTGATGTTGGTTGGACTAAAGCAGTCCTCCAAAGAGGAAACCATATAGTCTGGTCGTTCGAATCGTCACCTACATTAGAAGACATCGATGAGGAAGTCCAAGCGTTTGAGGAACTTTGGGGTTGCCCACCGTCTCTCATTGTCTTGGACAACCTCATGGATGTAGCCACCGATGGTGGAGAAGAGTTCGCATCTATGCGTGCTATCATGAAAGAATTAAAGTTTCTTGCGAGGGATACTAATGCAGCGATTGTCGTTCTACATCACACTTCTGAGGCAGTTCCTGGAAATCCGTGCCAACCTCGGTCAGCCATACAGGGTAAAGTATCTCAACTTCCTGCCCTCATCTGTACTCTTGGTACTGTTGGCACATCGATGGGCGTGGCATCAGTCAAGAATCGCTACGGAAGAGCAGATGCGAACGGGACGCTTATGACTTGGTTGGCATTTAATCCAGAATATATGTACATCGATGATATACCAGAGAACGTTTAGGAGAGGTTATGTTAATGGAAAAGACACTAAAGATTATGAAGCAGGAAGCATACGTACAGGGATGGCAAGATGCAGCAGATGCAATCACATCTAAGTTTGAAGAGTCACTACGTGGTTCAATCGAAAACCTAGAACTACCTAACTTTGAGGATAACGATGACAACACGGAAGAGTCACAAGGCTAGAGGTGCAACATATGAAACCGACATCCGAGACTGGTTTAGAGCAAATGGATACGATAGTGAACGACTTGCTCGAACAGGTGCGCGAGATGAGGGCGACGTTGTTGTCCGTTCGGACTTCCTTGGTAGCATCGGTGTTATCGAATGCAAAGCCCCAGGTGCAGGCAACGCCATTGACCTTAGTGGGTGGACAAAAGAAGCACAGATTGAAGCCGTACATTACGCAGAGGCAAGAGGGCTTACCAGAGACAAGGTAATGCCAGCAGTACTTATCAAAGCAAGAGGCAAGTCAATAGCAGATTCCTATTTAGTATTAAGGTTGGGCGATGTATTTGGTGGATGATTTACCAGACATAGTTGCAGTGCTCAAGCACTACGGCGCGACTATCAACCGCGTTGGTCGACAAGTTAATATTAAGTGTCCATTTCACAATGACTCGCATGCAAGTGCAAGTTTCAATACAGATAATAACATATTCAATTGCTTCGCGTGTGGTATGCAAGGCAATAGCATTCAAATAATTGCAAAGCAGGAAAGGTGTGACATACGTGAAGCAAAGTCAATTGCAGAAGGAATTACTGGGGAGAGCCACCAGCAAGTACGCGGAAAGCATCTCTCTGGCGGAAGATTACCTAGCAAGCAGGGGAATAACAAGGGAAGCAGCGCGAATGGCGCGATTAGGCGTAGTAGAGGAGCCTGAGGCTGGACATGAACAGTACACAGGAAGGCTCAGCATTCCGTACATTACGAAGACTGGCGTGGTTGATTTGCGTTTTCGCTCTCTTAATCCTGCCGTTGAACCGAAGTATATGGGTATGGTTGGTGCTGACACTCGCATGTACAACGTACTTGACATTGAGTATGCTGGCGATTGGATTGGAGTCTGTGAGGGCGAGTTGGACACGCTTACTATGTCTCGCTTGGTTGGAATTCCCTGTGTTGGCGTTCCTGGAGCAAACTCTTGGAAAAAGCACTATACAAGACTCCTTGCGGATTTCGAACGTATCTTTGTTTTCGCCGACGGTGATGCCCCAGGGCGTGAATTTGCAGCGTCCCTTGCGCGTGAACTACCAGTCACCACAATTAGCCTCGGAGACGGAGAGGATGTTAACTCAGCATATATTAAATATGGGGCGGAATTCATTAAAGAAAAGATGGGACTAAACATTGATTGAGATTCCACCATGTAAGATTTGCGGACAGCATTTCGATAACATCTTCGAAGCAACCGACCATCTTATAGAGGACAACGGCGAAGAAGAATTCAATCCAGAGATAGTCCTGCCTAATGGGTACAGACTATTAGTTGGTAGCCTACTACGCCAACTCTTTGAGAAGGCAGATGACCCTGAGGAAGTACGTTCTATTGTACAACTAACATATGGAACTCTGTATGCAGCAGAGTCAGATATTGGGGCGATGAAAAGATTGGTTGAAGATGCAATCATCCACGAACATATGATTGACATCGATGAAGAATTAATAGAACTACTAGATGGGAGAGACGACAATGGCAAACAATAAATTCGTCAATGACTTAGGCGATACAACCTCAGAGTTGTTCGACTTGCTTCTATCGAAGCATGCGGACTATGGTCCAAAGAACATTAGCGATAGTCCAGGTGGACCACTCAATGGTCTACGTGTACGAATGCATGACAAGTTAGCGCGAATCAATAACCTAGTTGATAGCGGTGCAAAGCCAGAGCATGAGAGTTTAGAAGATTCATTTAAGGATATGGCAAACTATGCAATCATTGGATTGCTAGTACTGAGAGGACAATGGGATAGCGAATGAAGATATTCGGACCATACAAAGGTAGCAAGCAAAACGGTGGGAGACCAATCTATGTTTTCAAGCGTAAGAAAAAAGACGGTACGACTACCACTACTTCTAGTAATAAGGCTCGCGTGGATTATGAGAAAGCAACGGGTAAAACCCTCCCGAAAGACTCCGAAGTAGACCACAAGAATAACAAGGGTCGCGCAGGCGACGACCGCATATCAAATTTACGTGTACTTAAAAAGAAGGACAACGTTGCACTAGAAAACAAGCGACGTGCTAAGCCTACTGCTAAGAAAACTACTAAGAAAGCGGTTAAAAAGAAGCCATGAAAACTATAGTCTGCGTTTCCGATTTGCAAATTCCTTATCACGATAAGCGTGCCGTTGCCAACCTTGCTGCCTTCATTAAAGCATACAAGCCTACCGAAGTAGTATCAGTTGGCGATGA